TCTGAGCCATATCGATACGGCTGAAATTGCACGTGCCGCTCGGCTGGAGCTCCTCAGGCTTGAGGGCGAACGAGTAGACGTAGATGCCCGGGTACGGGACGCCCGAGTGGTAAACATACGGCTGGTACTGGTTGAAGTACTTGCCGTACTGGGGGACGAAGCGGTCCGTGCCGTTCAGTATGATCTTGGCCTGGTGCATCGGCCCAACCTCCTGACCGAACACCGTGTTCGAGGAGGCGATGGGCACACCCGACTCGACCCAGAAGACGTTGCCGGTCAGAACGTTCGACTGGACGGTCACAAGAGTTCCGGTCTGGATATTGCTCGATGTAACGACGGTGTTAGATGAGGCATACAGAGCCGTGCCGAAAGGAGCCGGGACGAAAAGAGCCGGTGACCCAACGTGTGCCGGGGAGAATGGAGCGAGAGAGCCCGCCAGCTTGGATGGATCCACCGTCACATTCACGTTGGACACGCCGGACGAGAAATTCCACATAGAATTGGGGTTGGAGGAGGGGGCGGGGTTCTGGTAGCACCACACGAGCTCCTTGACGGGGTGGTTGTACTGCATACGGATGACACTTGGCGTGTTCTCGTTGGTCGAGCCAACTGGATCGGCGTTCACGTGCTGGACCTGCTCGATCAGGTACTCGGCCGGCTTCTTGGCAAAGGCGTCACGCTCGGTGGTGTCCAGGTACACGTAGTTGGCCCAGACGGCGAATGGATTCGTTCCAAAATAGCTCGCGTACTGGGAGCTGATGCTAAAGTCGATGCGGACCTCGTGGTACTGCAGGGCAATCAGGGGCAGGTACAGGCCTGGGTTGCGGTTGAACCAGAACATCAGGGGCAGGTACACGTAACTTGGGGATGTAATCGAGTTGCTTGGGGAAGGGCACGACGCCATTTTACCGTAATTCTGCTTCTTGGTGTCGTTCAGGAACACCTCGGCATACAGACGGAACCACAGCTGGTAGTGCTTGTCGATGGACTGGCCACCGATGAAGACCTCCACGGAAGAAAATGCGCGCTCGGCGACCCACGCCATGTCAGCCACGCTATTGTTTGTCGTCAGGTTGGAATAGCTGGACGGCGTGGGCTGCAGGACCACGAACATGTCGCCGACTAGGTCGCCTGAGCGAGACAGGGTCACGGAGGTCAGGCCACCGGAAGTCAGGGCACCGGCCACGGTCTGCTGCACGGTTTCCATGGCGAAATTGGTATGACGCTTGTAGGCAGTCTGGAAGAAGGTCACCTTGGGATCACCGGTCAGGTAAACGTCGGAAGCGCCATAGGCGACAAGTTGCATAAGAGCGCCCCCGGGCATTTACTATCAACTGCGAAAATATTCAAGACCTTTTTCCTTAAAGAATAATACAGATGTCTCGCCCACGCGCCCCGCCACCCAAGATTGTCCAAGAGGAGGAGGAGCTCGATGAGATTGAGGATGAAGACGATGAAGGTGACGAGTTCGACGAGGGTATGGATATGTTCGAGGCGCTTGGGAGCCTGCTTGCCACAGAGGAGGGCGAGACGATCGCCACCGCCCTGGTGAGCCTGAAGGATGCTGCTGAGAAAATGGCATTGAATATGGAAATGCAGAACAAAATTCTAGTCAAGATTGCAGCTACACTGAACAAGATGGTTCCCGTGACGCCAACTGGCATTGTTGCACCCGCTTAAATCACACGTCATTCGGACGTGGTCTGGTACCCGCTTAAAAAAGTCTAGCGTTATTTCAATAATGTCTAAGGCGTCCACACAAAAGAAGGCACCTCCTCCAGATGGAAGTGTTTACCAGAAAGAAATCAGCTCTTGGACTGCCGACGATCTAAACAGCAAGCTAATTGATTGCGAACGAAATTTGTTTCTAAATTTGCAAAATACAGACAGACGTCAAGAGATTTATTCAAAGTTGGCGGAGAAGTGGCTTCCCGCGAGTCCGATACGCGACGAGTGCGGACTTCCAATTGATATCAACAAGGACGATCTCGAGCGAATGCTCGAGAAGAAGCGCGTCACAATCAACATCTGCGGCTACATGCTAGCCCGTGCCGAGCTTTTGGAAATCTCCAAGTCCGAGACGGAAGATATTAACGGCGACAAGATGAGTTTCGAGCGGCGCATCAAGCGGTTCCGCGAGTGCTACAAGAAGGTCGTGCACAAGTTCATCGAGAATGATGCTGAATACAAGATGTTTAACCAGCCTCTGGTTGAGAATCCTGACGTCGACTTTGATATCGGCGAGGCGACCAGTCCTTACCAGAATCTTCTCATCTATCTTTTGAGGCAGGCGTACAAGAACGGGTACCGCCGGTACCGTGATCAGTGTTGCAAGGAGATTCGCAACACCCGAGCTTGGAAGCCCATCAAGGAAATCAAGGACTTTGTGTACGACGAAACTCAAAAGGAGGATAACGCCGAGATGTGGATGAATCTAACAAACCGAGGCGGTATGGCGAATGACGTCATTCGTCACTTGACCAATTGCAAGGATATCCAGTTTTCTGAAATCAAAAAGGACCGGCACATTTGGTCCTTTGGGAACGGCCTTTTGGACGCCCGCCCGATTGACGAGAATCGCAACCCTGTGACTGGTGCGCGTCAGTTCACCTTTTATGAGTACACGTCGAAGGAGTTTCACGAGCTTGACCCAAGTATCGTGTCGTGCAAGTACTTTGACTTGCCCTTCGACCCTCATCACGAGGTTGAAGATTGGTACCAGATTGGCACTCCCAACTTCCAGAAGGTGCTGGACTATCAGCGGTTCGACGAGGCGGTGTGTCGCTGGATCTACGTTTTCATGGGGCGGCTGTGCTTCGACGTGAACGAGCTGGACGGGTGGCAGATCATTCCGTTCCTCAAGGGCATCGCCCAGTCTGGCAAGTCGACCCTGATTACGAAGGTGGCGCGCAAGTTTTACGAGTGCGAGGACGTGTCTACCCTGTCGAACAACATCGAGAAGAAGTTTGGACTTCAGAGCATTTACAAGGGTTTCATGTTTATTAGCCCTGAAATCAAGGGGGACTTGCAACTCGAGCAGGCTGAGTTTCAGTCGCTCGTGTCTGGTGAGGACGTCTCTGTCGCGCGCAAGTGCGAGACGGCTGTGAGCGTCCAATGGAAGACTCCAGGCATTCTGGGTGGAAACGAGGTTCCCAACTGGAAGGACAACTCCGGGTCTATCCTGCGCCGCCTCGCGACGGTCAATTTCGGCCGACAGATCGCACCTGATGTGGCCGACCCGCATCTGGACGAGAAGCTCGAGCTCGAGCTACCGTCCATCCTCTGCAAGTGTCTGCGGGCCTACCTGGACTACGCACACAAGTACGCTGACAAGGACATCTGGAACGTCCTTCCGGCTTATTTCAAGCAGGTTCAGAACCAGATTGCGACGGTCACCAACGCACTGCAGCATTTGCTGTGCTCGGAGAAGGTGCGTCTCGGCAAGGACCTGTGCGTCCCGCAGCGAATCTTTGTGGAGCGGTTCAACCAGCACTGCAAGGAGAATATGCTCGGCACGTTCAAGTTCAACCAGGACTTTTACGCAGGTCCGTTCAGTTCGCGGGAAATCGAGGTCCGGACAGAGTCCCGAATTTGGAACGGGAATTCGTACTCATCCCAGCCATTCATCTTTGGTATCGACTTTGTGGAAAATTAAAATGTGTCTATGTACTAGACAAGATGAACGACGTTCGTCAAGCGAACGCGGCCGCCAGAAAAATCCAAGGGGTTTTCCGGCGGAAGCTGATTTTTACAAATAATCATCAATTGTATAAACTTTCAAAATCAGTCATCACGGCTCAGATAGTGTCCTTTAAGCTGCCGACAAACTGGCGCGCTGTATTCGAGTCGGAACCCAAGGGATTTTCAGAGATTATCGGGTACAAGACGACGATCCCGGTGGTACGTTGGGACGCTTCGGCGCGTCGGTGGCTTGGGGAGGATGATGGCGTCAAGAAGCTCATGGCTCGGTACCGAAACGTCACCATCGTCTTTACAGACGCGGGTTTTGACGTGCTTGGCTCGGGCAACTACGAGCAGGCTCTCTTGACCATCGTCAGAAATGGATGGGCCCCGAAGCTGCTGCTTCGAGCACAGCCCACGTATAGGAAGATTGACGGCATGTTCCACATCAATCGCCACTTGGATTTGGAAGGCCTCGCGTCTCAACTTCGCACACTGCCCGAAGATATTCGCGAGTCGGTGAGGAGCACGGGGCCGAAAGGATCTAGCATTCCTGCAGTGTTGCTGAAATTAAAGAAACCAAAATGGACCTATCAGTTTTTTGAGAATGGAACCGTTCTGTTTTCAGGTATAAAAGACCCGAAAGACATTGAGGTCCCTAAGGAGTTTTTCAATCAGATGTTGAGCCCCAAGTACGGCGTGGCACCCATGTTTATTTTCAACTTCGAGAAGCGTGCGATGCTCACGAAACCCCGGCGCAAGTCGAACGCGACGGGTCGGCTCGCCGAACGCTACAAACTCGCTGGAACCTGGGAACGGCTTCGACCGGCACCCGAGGGGTACTACATTCGTCCAGGGACGGACGGAAAGCCCCGTCTGTACCCGTATATTCTGTTCGAAAGACGCGGTGGCGCGAATTACGGGCCGTTTGGTACGGAGGTTGTGCGTGTGAATGTTCCAATCCGCCCCTTGGATCTCAAGGCGGTCGCGCCCAAGGTGCTCGAAGCGTTCAAAAAGTGGGGAAAGCCCATCCCAGCGGCGACGGCCAAGGTGTTTACCGCCGCAGGACACCCACTTGAGGAGCCAGAGGGGAACGGTTCCAAGGAGGCGGCCCTGAAGAATCGCCGCGCGCCGAGCTGGAACGCGACCAAGCCGGGCTTTTACGTCCGACCCGGCCCGGGGAAGCAGCCGTACTGGTTCGCAATTCCAGCAGGCCTGGCATCCGGTCGCAAGACTGTGATAAAGACGTACGAGGCTGCCGGCCGCAATATCCCCAAGGCTGTACGTGAAATATTCAAGATTTCAGAGAATGTTAAAACTGCCAAGGAAACTGCGGAGCACATCGTCAAGATGGGCCTGAACGGCGTCCTGCGCATCAACAACCGCCAGGCGACGCGTCTGACCAAGCCGGAGCTCTTGGCCATCGCCCGGAACCTGAA